GAGGGCAACGGCCCGCGGGGTCTGATCTTGTGGACCGTCGGGTCGGAAGCGCAGCGCCACCGCCGGGTGGCCACGCCATGATCGTCCGGCGAGGTAGGAGTGTAGGTCGGGGTCGCACCCGGCCGCTTGCGCCGTCTGCGGGCCACCGCTGCTCTCTTTTCCATCGCGGTGTTGCGGTGATCGGTTCGGACTCGTGTAGCCCCCGGGCGGGGTGAGGCAGTGGCAGCGGCAGAGGTGAGTCAGTCGATCATGAGGCGGGGGGCCGGTTGTCCCTACCAGTGGGAGTCGAGAGGATCTGATGATCGTTAACAAGGGGTGGGCGACCAGCTTGGCGCGGGCCGAGGGGTACGGGCTCGGCCAGTTCGTGATCTTGCATGGGATCGACCGGTTCCGGGGTCCGGAGCGCAGCGCACGCGGAGCGCAGGACCGGCCCACATCGGGGTGGGGGCTCGAACACCAGTCCGACCATGGGGAGCGCACTCCCTTGACGTCTGCCCAACGCCGGTGCTGTGCGTGTAAACGGGGTAGGGCCTGTCCGGATCCGGGCAAGCACCCGCGGGTGATCAAGGACGTGCAGGAGCATGGTCATCTCGACGCGCGGCCTGCGGACGAGTTACTGGAGATCATCGCCGAGCTACGCCCGCGGCCGATCAACCTCGGGTTGGTGCCCGCACCGGACATGCTGGTCGTGGACATCGACCCCCGCAACGGAGGCGTCGCTACCCTGCGCTCGCTTGAGGCTCGCTACGGTCCGCTCCCACCCACACTCAGCACCTACACCGGCGGAGGAGGCGAGCACCGGTGGTACCGCACCCCCCAGCCGGTACCCCGGCGCTCGACCCTCGGAGCAGGAGTCGATCTCAAAACGGCAGGCGGACTCCTTGTCGCCCCGCCATCCGTACACCTGACCGGCCGCCGCTATCAATGGCTGCGCGGCCATCTCCCGCCAGCGGACGTGCCCACCTGGCTCGATGAGACCAGCCGGAAACAGGAGACGATCCGCGGCGGCGCGATTAAGACGCGGAGCACAGCGCGCGCCGAACAGAGCGTGTTGGTCGCCCGGATGTCACGGGCCAGGCCCGGGGAGATCAAGACTGAGCTATTCAACGTGGCCTGTTGGGCCTACAACACCGACAACGACCTTGGGCCGATCATGGATGCGGCGAGAGGTCTCGGACTCACCGAACACGAGATCCGGCATCAGGTCCAGGGGGCACGCCGGGCGACCCGCTGACGGGGGATGGAATCGCCTCCCCGCGGGTCCTTCTCCGGGTGTGCACGCGCCGACCCACGCCGATGATCATTTGGGCCGTCGGGAGAGGGCCGCTCCCATGATCGTTTGGCCGAGCGGAGCGCCGAGCGGAGCGGTCCGGCCGTGACACCGGTGACCAGGCGATGATCCACCTGAGCAGAGTCGACCTTGGGTGGGATGATCAGGGGTGGGGTGGCCTGGCCAAGGATCATTAGGCCAGAGTGGTGAAGACCCGTGGACTCGTGGTATAGTGGTGCCTGAGCGGGGCCAGGGAGGCCAGGCCCCCCAGCAAGATCACGAGAGGATCTAAGATCATGAACGAGACGTACAGCACCCCCAGCCAAGACACCGTCAACGTCCTGCGCACCCAGCTTCCGGCCGACCTGAACACCTCCACCCTCTATGCGCTGGCCACCCTGGTCGACGCCCGCGGCGCCGAGATCGACACCCTGCACGCTGCCGCCCGACACGCCGTGGACACCCGCGGCGGGGTCAGCGTGGTCTGGCTGGTCACCTCCGACTCGTTCGCCGCCGGATACGGCGACATGGACAACCGCACCTGGACCGTCGGCATCTACGCCGCCCTGGAGACCGCGGTCGCCGATGTCTGGCGCAAGATCATCGTCGATGACGGGATCTTCAACCCGATCTTCACCGAACAGGCCGTCATCACCACCCTGGTCCCCAACCCGACCGGGCCCACCTGGACCCCCGCCGACGACGAGAGCGCCCACGCCCGTCCCCCGGCCGGATGGGCCTCCACCGACGACACCGGGATCTGATCACCATGCGCGCCCCCGGCACGATCATGATCCTCGCGTTCGTGTTCCTCGCCCTACTGCTCATCGGCCGCCTGCTCGGCCGCGACGCCCTGCTCGTGATCTCCATGACCTGCAACGGGATCCTGCTCTACGCCCGCACCACCGCGATCATCACCTACCTCCGGAGCCGTCAACCATGAGCCGCAACCAGAAGATCGACTCCCCGGTGGTGTGGCTGTTCATCACCGGCATCGAAGAGGACCGCCACGTCCGCAGCGTGCACGCCACCCGCGACAGCGCCTGCGCCGAACTGTGCGACCTGGCCATGCGCGGCCAGGAAATGATCAGCCCCCGCATCGAACGCAAGGTCATCAGCGGCGCCGACCCCATCCGCTCCGACAACGTGGACCAGGTCGCCGCCGTGATCAAGGCGTACCGCGGGCTCGCCTCCGCAGGCAAATCCGACATGCGCACCCGGGCCAGCCTGCGCCCCCTGCGTGAAGCGCTCGATGCGCTGGCCTACCCGATGGCCGTCGACAAGATCCCGGCCCCGCCGTTCGAGGCCAGCCCCGCCACCCCGTTCGACGACCCCGACGTTTACCACCCGGGGGGCTGATCATGGGGTTTTCGCTGGGGCCCGGCAAGCCCATCCGCTCCACCACCCGCGAGGGCCGCTGGGCCTTCACCTGGACCGCGCGGCGCGCCTGGTTCGACCGCCTCGACAAGATCACCGTCCGCTGGTGGGGCAAGCGCTACACGATCTTTGACCGGAGGACCTGATCATGCCCAGGCGCAACACCATCGAGATCCGCACCGCCCGCAACCCCGAAGATCTCCTGACGTTGGTCGACTGCCCACAACCGGGTGACCCCGGATACGTGGACCCGCGCGAAGGCGTCCGGCTGATCGTGCTACCCGCCGGACAGACCCACGCCGCGCGGATCACCCTGGACCCGTACGCCGTGCGCAAGCTCCGCGCCGCGCTGCACCGCTGGGAGCAGGGCAAGGATCTCGCCGAGCCGCGGAATTAGGGGAGAACTGATCATGAACCGGGTTCTGTGGGCGCTGCTCATCACCGGCGTGGCGCTGCTCCTGTTCGTGCAGTGGGTCGACGCCTGGGGCGCCCCCGCCGTGATCATCGTGCTGGGGGCGGCGCTGGCCGTCGCGCTCAAGCTCTACAACCGGCGCGCCGTGTCCGGCCATCAGGCATCCGGCGTCGACAAGATCAACCAGCCGGGTCGACAGATCACCGTGGCCAACCGCACCTCCCGGTGGTGGGACACCGAACGCGAGTTCGAGACCGGACTGTCCTGGCTCAAAAAGATCATCCCGCTGGACACCGTGCAGGTCGGCTCCCTCGACATGGCCCGCCGACAACTCAACCTCATCCGCCAAGGCCGCCCCGTCCGGCCCATCGACTGGACCGCCCCCAACCGCACCGGCGGCGCCAGCTTCGCCGGGGCCATGACCGCATCCGGCATGACCTACGACTGGTGCACCTGCTCCGAACAGGCCATGCCGTTGATCCACGACCCGGACGGCTCGACCCGGGTCAACCGCGGCGAGGAAACCTGCCTGTGCACCTGCTCATCGTGCGCACCGAAGGGCCGCTACCGCGACGCCGACGGCAAGTGGCAACCCGTGCAGGCCCAGCACTGGCGGGCCCGCGACATGGAACACGAGGTGGCCGTCAACCTGGCCGCCAGCCGCCGCGCCCAAGCCGACGCGGCCCGGTCCTGGTCCGGCCGGTGGGCCGAACTGATGGCCCGCATCGACGACGTCAAGGCCGACCGGCGCGATGAGCGGCTGGCCCGCATGGCCGGGTGGGAACACCCCAACGTGCGCCGCAACCGCGGTGAGGACGTGAACACCGACACCGATGACTGGTACGCCCGGTACGGTCCCGAGGAAGATGAGACGCCCGGCCGCCACTCCACCGACCGACCCACCGACCCGATGGACCCCCGCCCCGGCGGACACGAGTAGAGATCAACTGTAGTGATCAACTGAGAGAGGATCTGTCCCGATGGCTGACACCGTCAACATCACCCGCACCTGTTCGAACTGCCGCAAAGAGCACACCCTGACCGTGACCGCGGCCGGATACCGGGACTGGGACCAGGGGCGCGGCGCCTATGTGCAGGTCGCCTTCCCCGAACTGGACCCCGGGCAACGCGAGCTGTTGGTGTCCGGGATCTGCGGCCCGTGCTTCGACGCGATCATGGGCCCGGAACCCGAGGACGACGGGCCCGGCGCGCTGATCATCATCGCCGGGGACCCCGACGACATCGAGGCGTTTGCACGGGCCGAGGGCTATGCCGGGGCCGAGCGGCCGGGCGATACTGAGCCGACCCCGGGTGTCGCCAACCCAAGCTCGCCCGGGGTCCCCGTCGCTCCCGGCCTGTTGGGCGCCGGACCGCTGAGCGAGATCCACTCCCGGGTGTTGGCCGGGAAGACGCTGCAAGGACGCGACGCCAGCCGCGGACACCTGTCCGCGCCGTCGGTCGACTGGCCGCGCTGCTCCACCCAGCTCCCGTCGATCGAGTCGCCGCTGTTCCGGTCCGAACCGCTGGTCTGCAACCGCCCGGCCACGATCATCGCCGCGTTCACGGCGGCCTACCTGGACGCGTGCGCGCTGCACGTCTGCCACAACCCCGGTTGCCCGGTCAACATGATGGGTACCGATCCGGAGATCCGAGAGCAGGCCCTGGCGTCGGAGATCCCGGTGTGCGGCATGCACCTGGCCAAGCTCCGTGAGGACGAGCGCCGGTTCCTGCAAGATGTGGCGCACCTGGAGTCCGGGGTGTTCCACCTGAACGTGATCGGGGTCGAGTCGGTGATCGGCACCGCGGCCGAGGTGTTCGACCTGCGCAGCCTGTCATGAGTGATCGTTTACACGAGGCGTTCCGCGGGGAGCGGTGCTGGCTGATGGCGTCGGTCACCCCGCGGACCGTGGCCGAAGTGCTGGATGATCTGGACGGCATGCTGGCCTACTGCCGCCGGTTGCGGATCACGCCGGTGGTGGTGACCGACCCGCGCGGCGTGGTCGACGGCGACGACGACGGGGAGGCCCTGGCCACCGCGCTGCACGACCGGATGGGTGAGGCCCGCACCTCCGTACTGATCATGGGATGGAACACGGTTCCGGTCCGCAAGATCCGCTGGAAGATCTCCACCGGCTACGGATCCTCGGCGTGGTGCCGCGGTAAGGCGTTCACCGGGCACCCCTACCGACCCAAGATCACCTCAATGGAGGCGTTGTTCTACTGGCTGCCCGACGGCGCGGTGCTCGACCCGTGCGCGGGCGACGGCAAGTTGATCGTCCCGGCCTGGCGGGCCGGGCGGCAGATCCTGGCCGTCACCGACAAGGGTCCGGCGCTGGCCGTGGCCGGGCTCGGCCAAGGGATGCTGTTCGAGAGCACGCCATGATGCCGTGGTGGCTGTTCCTGGTCATCGCGGCGGGTCTGGTGGCGTTCACCGCCTACCTCAAGTGGGACATCCGGCGCTTGGAACGCCAGCTCCCACCCGAGGTGTTGCGCGCGCTGCGCGGTGAGGATGACGACTGATCAACCTCTCAACATGAGACACCCGGCGCGTGTAAACGCTCATCCTTCGGCGCATGGGCGCACCGGGATACCTGGGCGTGATCGTCGCCGTGGCAGGCGCATTGATCGCGGCCATCATCGCAACCGTGGCATGGGTTATGACCCTGCGACGTTCCTACCGCTGCCGTTGCGGACACCTGCGCAACGCGCACACCCACTACCGAAGGGGGTCGGATTGCGGGCTCTGCGGATGCCCGCGGTTTCGACCCGTGATCAACCGTTCGGCGCGTGAATCGCACCGCGCGACGCTGGACCACGTCCGGCATGCAACCGGTCAGTGGGTGCATTCGAACTAACCGAGGAGAGGATCAACCGATGATCAGCGCACTGGACTACGTGAGCTTGCTCGGCCTGTACGTCGAGTTCGAGCGGATCGACGGGGAGGACGACATGAACGCTGCCGGGGTGGTGGCCGCCGTATCGGACTACCGACCGGGCGAGGTCGTGATCACGTTCCTGTCCGATGCGTGCATCCGGATCCGCGGCGACCAGGTGTGGCAGGTGGCCGTGTGGCAGCGCGCCCCGCACCTGGCGTTCACCGACCTGATGGCGGCGGCGGCGGCGGCCGATGCGGCAGCCACCACCTACGGCGACGAGCGTTACGGACACCCCGACCCCGACCCGATGGGCGACGGCGAGTCGGTCGGCCCCGCGGAGACCCATGGCTAACCACTCCTCACCCAACCGGTTGGTGATCAAACTCCCGATGTGGTGGGCTACCCTCGGCGCCATCGGCGCGGACCCGTTGGTGCACGAGCCGTACGCCCGCGCCGCGCGCAAGGCGGTGCAGCTCTACGTCGATCTCGCCGTGGAGATCGAGACCACCCGGCTGGCTGTGCGCGCCTGTCACCCCCGGCTGATCGACGACGCGCACGGCTGGCCGGGGATCTGCACCGCGTGCTGGGACCCCACCACCGATGATCACATGGCGTGGCCGTGCCCGACGTTGCGCGCGGTGGGTGTGGACTCCGACGGCCACCAGGACCGGGCGCAGCGGCCCGGCAGTTACGAACCGGTGGTTGAGCCACCGGACGGGGACTGATCGGGCTACCCTGCGCGTGGCTGCCCTGGGCGTTTACACGCTGACAGGGAGGAGGCGCACCGATGGCTACCTACCGATCCGGATTCGATGCGGGCCCGTGGGGTTCGGGCGGGTTCATCGGTGCGCACGCCCGGCGCTACCGGATGTGGCACGTGCTCGACCCGGCCGGGGAACCCGCCGCGGGCGGTCGCCTGATCGACGTGTCCTGGGGGATCATCATCTGTGATCGCGTCTCCCCGCGCGGCACCCTGCACATCCTCGACGCGGTACCTCAGCTCCGGGTGGCCACCTACTAGCGAGTCCCCAACCCTTGGAGAGGATCATGGAGGACTACCCGAACGGCTACAGCGAACGATTCGAAGATGATCCCTGGCCGCACTATGGCGACCCGCGGGACGGCACCTACGGCGATGTGCCGATCATCGACGGCACCAACGTGCGCCCGGACGTGCTTACCGACCGGGCCCAGTTGGTGGCGCTGCGGGCGTGGGTGTTGCAGGAGCGCGACTCGGCGTTGCGGATCACGATGGGCAACGGGGCGGCGTCGTCGCTTCAGTTCGCCATCGCCATGACCGACGTGGCCGCGGTGCTGTTCGCGTGCATCTCCCGGCTACCCCCGGCCCCGCTCAAGATCCTGGGGGAGCGGCCGACCCCGTACCGGCGGCCCCGGCCGGTGCCCCGGTTGAGCCGTAACATGCTGCCCAGCTCATCCGACGTCGGCCCGGGCGTCGAGTCGGCCACCGGGCCCATCCGCTACTAGGTACGACAAGTACACCTAGGGTGATTCGGCCCCACATCCACCGGTAGTACCGGCGGTATGGTATGCTGGCCTTTCCGGGGATCATCAGCCCCGGCCGAGAGGATCTGATCTACATGACCGCGCCTACCGTGCCGGACACTGCCACCTGCGGCGCCTGCCGCGCCACGTTCGCCGACGTCGAGCTGTTCGACGCGCACCGGCTCCCCACCCGCACCCGCTCGCGGTGTCGACGCCCCGCCGAGCTGGGCATGGTGGCCCGCGGCGGCGTCTGGCACCGTGCGCCCATGTCCCCGGCCGACCGCTTGGCGCGCTACCGCGCCGTCCGGGCGCAGGGTGAGATCACCGGCTGAACGGCAGTAACGCACGTCCCGATGGAACCGAACGAGAGGATGCACACCATGGGCGGCACGCTCAAGGCACTGACCGGCGACGACGAGATCGACGACGTCCTGCGCTACCTGCGCCGCTGTGGGGAGCAGGGCCGGGCGGCCCGACTCACCGCGGAGAACGTAGACGCGTTGATCAGTTTGCTCGACCACCTGTTCACCGCGACCGCGCTGGTTCCGTCGGTGCGCGGCGCGTTGATCGACCTGCTCAAGGTGGCGCGCTCGGAGAAGTTGGTCGCGCTGCTCGCGCAGGTCGACCCGAACGGCGACATCGGCCGCCTCGCGGAGGTGGCCTGATCATGAGGGAGGACACCGGTGGGCCTGACCCGCGGCGGCTCGATCCAAGCGACCCAACCGAGCCCACCGGTGACCCCGATACAGATCCGGCGCTGCCGGTGGATCCTGCACCGTGGCCCCCGCGTGTACGGCTCGATGAACTGCGGTTTCTTGATTATCGCCGGACCGGGGAGGCGGTACTGGCGCATCTCGCAGGTCCGGGCCGTGAACCTGGCTCGCCGGATTCGGAGCGCGAGCTAGAGCGGTTCCCCGCGGTGTGGGTGCACTGCTCCCCGTCGTTGCTCAACGCGGGCGCGCACTGCCCCTCCACCCCGCGGCGCGCGTGTCAGTGCGATTTCGTCGGCAGTCATGATCACCTGATCGATGCGGGCTGGCTGGGGATGGCGCGATGACTCCGAGCCTGGTGTGGGCGCTGCTGATCCTGATCACCGGCTGCCTGGCCATCTCGATCGTGTGCGTGTTCCTGATCGTGCGCGGTGATCGGCGCCGGGCCCGGCAGGATGAGGCCCATGACGCTCCCCGCGTACTGGGCCCTGGTCGCCATCGTGGCGATGAGCGCCTGGCAACTGGCCCGGACCTACGCCGAGACCTGGAGGATTGATCATGGTAGAGATCGTCGTACTGGCCCTGGTGTGCATCGGTCTCGGCGGCGTCATCGGCTGGACCGCGCGCGCCGTCTGGTACATCCCCAAGCTCGACGGCAGTCACGAGAGGATCAACAGATATGACCAGCGCTAGCGGAACCCATCCCTACGCTGCGGTGACCGTGGTCCTGGTGCCGCTCGACCCGGACGGGAAACCCCAGGTCGAGCACACCGTGACCCTCACCGGGGTGGGCGGGCCGATCATCACCGACGATCAAGAGGTCATGATCCGGTGGCGGCCGGATCGGGAGACCGGAACCCGGTTCACCGTCAACGGCGTCCGGGAACAGCTGTGACCACCGCGACCGAGCGTGGCCGGGCCAACGTGGCCCGCGGCAAAGAGGCCGAACGCCAGGTCGCCCGGTTCCTGTCCGTGGCCCTGGGCTACACGATCATCCGGCACGTGCGGGCCGGGCACTCCCGCGCCGGTGACCCCGGGGATCTCAAACTCGACGAGCGGTTGATCTGCTCCGTGAAAGATGATCTAGAGGTCTACCGGTTGCCGACCTGGCTGGACGAGTTGGAACGGATGGACGGGCTGGACACCGCGGTCCGGTTCCTGGTCCTCAAGTGGCGCCAGCACCCCATCGCCCGCTGGCACGTCTACGTGCGGGCCGGGATCCTCGTCCCGCTGTTGACCGTGGGCGGGCCCCCGTGGGACGAATCGCACATGATCGATTCCTGGGCGCTCAAGCTGCTCTGGAAAGATCAAGATCCGGCGCTCGATCAGGTGTTGCGGACGCCGGTCCGGTTGGAGTTGGGCGCGTGGGTGACCATGCTGGGCCGGGCCGGATACGGTCGGGACATACCGGAGGAGGCTCTGTGATGGGTGCCGTCGAAGAGATCCACGAGCGCGAACGTGAGTTGATCAAAGAGTTGGCCAAGGGGATCATCATCTACCTGCACGAGCACGATGGCGGGATGACCCTGGAGAATCCGGCCGAGCGCGAGTGGGGCGAGGTGCGGTTCCGGGTCCGGGTCCGTAACGCGCCCATTCACGTCACCCTCAAGATCGACGCCTAGCGGAGTGGATCAAACCACCCGCTAGACTGCACGTGTCGGGGGTAGCTCGCCGGTCTCGCCTGTTGACACTTCCGGGTCCCGCGGGTGCGAGGCCCACCCTCAGCCCCCGGCCCCATGCCCCCACCCGGGAAAGACCTAGATCCTCTCGCCCGGGTGGGCCCATGGGGCCGGGTGCCGTTCGGCGCAGGGCAACCGAATCGCGACCCGCACGTCTTAGCCTGTGTAAACGCTGCGTGTGGCTGCGCGGCCCGACTGGCTGAGGTCCCCATGTATCGAGCGGTGCTGTTCGTGTCTCTTATCGTGGCGGCCCTGGTGGCCCTGATGGCGGCCGCAACCCCCGCCGCTGCCACCGTCCCCGCTGCGCTACCGTCGCAAGCTGCGGCCTGCCCGCACGTGAACTGGGGATCGCTGCCTGAGTCCGGTGGCCTGGCCCGTCCCGATCAGGCGGTCACCGCCGTGCGGGTGGGGTCGCACCCGTGCTTCGCGCGGCTGGTCGTGCAAACGGATGGCCGGTTCGCCCCGCGGTTCGACGTCCGCTACGTGCCGCAGATCATCGAGGACGGATCCGGGCGGGTGCTGTCCGTGCCGGGCGCGGCCAAGCTACAGGTGATCATCTTCGCGCAGGGTCACAACGCGGCCGGGGATCGCTCGTTCGTGCTGCCGCGGGTCGGTGGCGAAACGCTCAAGGGGATCGTGTTCGCCGGGGACTTCGAGGGTCAGACCACGTTCGGCCTGGGCGTGCGCGGCCGTCTGCCGTTCCGGGTGTTCACCCTGACCAACCCGCCGCGGGTGGTTATCGACGTCGCCCGACACTGGTGAGCGCGCAGTACAAGATCAGCACCGCGAAGATCAGGGCTAGCCACTGATCGGTCCCCATGGCAGACGGCCCATCCCGTTGGTCGGTAGGGGGTGCAAGATCAGCTCGGCCGAACGGTCCCCCCGGCGCAGCGATGTCATGAGCGCAACCGACCGGGTCCGCGCTGGCGCCACGACGGGAGGACCGCGCCGAGCATAACCAACGCGACCCCCCCGCGGCCCGGTGCAACGGGCCCTATGCAGGAGCGGGGGGATCGCGTCGTGGTGGTGATGCGTGCACGACCAGTGCACTCCGAGTATAGGGGAGACCGGGCGGGAATGTCGAACGGGGCCCGGCTGGCTGTCCGAGCCCCGTTCTCGACTTCGACTGACGTTCGCGAACCCCCGAATGATCACACTCCATACCGGTGATCAAGGCCCGCGTTCCCGTCCGACCCCGCATCGAGAGCCGAACGGGCCCCTTGGCACGCCCGGAAAGGCGTGGCCCCAGGATAGACAACCTGCCCGTGTAAACGGGCCGAGTCTGAGAGGTTGATCAACCGGCCCGGTCCAGCACCACATCCACCGGATCCGGCGACGACGGATGTAGCCGCCCACCCCAGGCTTGCCAGTAGTGCCCGCACTTCCCGCACGGCGGCAGGTGTTCCCACGGCTCGACCAGATCGGTGGCCAGGTCATCGAGGGTGAACAGGCCACACGCGGAGATCCGGCCGGTGGGCCGCAACGCGTGCAGCCGCGGAGACAACACCCGCGTTCCGTAGTGCTGGTACATCGGCAACGTGATCACATAGAGCGGCTGTCGGGGGCGCATCAGGCATCCGCCAGGTAGCACACCGTGCGGAACGCGTGGCGGGTCATCGAGCACCGCCCACCGAAAGTCGGGTAGACCGTCACCCGGTCGCCGGTCGGGTCGCCCGGGTCGGGCTCGGCCCAACGCACCGGGATGGTCGGGTAGGTCTGGTGCCTGGCCCCCATCATCATCCGCTCGCCGGTGGCGACGTCCGGCCGGTTGTCCAAGATCTCGATCAACAGTCGGAAGCGGGCGCGGCGGCCGACGTCGTGCCCCCCTGTCTCGATCAACATCAGCGATCCTCTCGTCGGATGATCCGACCGTAACACCCGGGTTCGGTCGGTGCTTTTTCTGTCACCAGGCGTGTAAACACCCAGGTCAGGCGGGGGGCGGGCTCCCCTTCCGGACCCGCCCCCCAGGCTTGCTTACCCGTTCAGCGGGTCCGCGTCGATCGCGGTCACCATGTCCATCAGGTGACGGGCACACGTCGGGTTCGGGCACACCGGGCGGGCCAGCTCGATCCACGACCGGGCGTGTCGACCGGTGTAGCCGCACCCACCCTGGTTACCCGGGCACCACGCCTTGATCATGCGGGCGCGCTGCGGGGCCGGGCCCACGTAGCCGCGCTCGATCATCCCGCCACCGACCGGGATCGGCTGACCGGCCGGGACGATCGCGGTGCTGCGCTGCACGTCCAGCGCGCTGTGCGGGTAGGCGCCGAGTTCGGTCTCGGCCATCAGCATCAGTTCCATCTCGAAGGCCGGGCCGGGCAGCATTTCGGTGGGCTTGCCCTCCAGTCCGAGCACCTGGCCGAACGCGGCGAACACCCGGTCGTGGCCGTGGTCGCAGTCGAACAGCACGTGCAACATCTCGTGGATCATGATGCCCAGCACGGTGGAGGCGTGCCCGATCTCCGGAGAGATGAACATGTGGTTGACCTTGTCGGCCGATCGCTCGGCGCGCCACGTCTGGCCCACGATGATCTCGTTCTCGCGCTTGGCGCCGTAGCCGAAGCCCACCGAGATGTGGATCTGTTCGGGCATGGTGTAGGTGGCAATGCCGGGCAGCGTCTTACCGGCCGCGACGGCCGCAGCGTTGACCAGTTCGGCCAACTCGTCGAAGCGTGGGCGCAGGATCTTGTAGGCGGCCATCAGCCACTCTTCGCGGGTGGCGTACTTGGGGGCGCTGGTCGGGTTGCTCATCGGATCCTCCGGGTCTCTTCCTTGCCTGTTGACCCTTTCAGTGTAGCACGCCGTTTACACGGGCAGGCAACGAAATAGTAGACCGTAAGGGTGATGCTGACCACCTGGCCGCACATGGCCGTGCGTTACCATGGGGTCACCGATGGCTGGTCGGAAACGGAGTGGTCGTGGCCCCCCGGGACGACGACGAGCAAGAGTGGATCAACCACGATCCCAGCGCCGAACTGGCCACCCTGGCCGAGGCGCGGCGCGAACGTGAAGCCCTGCAACTGCGCATCGGCGGCGCATCGTTCATGGAGATCGGCGATCACTTCGGCATCACCGCGCGCGAAGCCTCCCGGATCGTCGAGCGGGCGATCAAGGCCGAGGTACCCACCGAACTGCGCGACCAGACCCGGGCGCTTACCCTGGCCCGGCTGGACCTGATCATGAAGCGCAACATGATCAGGCTGGTCTCCCCGACCTGCTCGGCCGATGAGCAGGAACGCGCCGAGGAACGCGTTCTCAAGATCACCGACCGGATCGTGGACATCACCGGCGCGCGCGCCCCCGTCCAGGTCGACGTGCACAATCACGACGCGTGGGACGAGGAGATCGCGATCTTGGTCAACGACCTGACCCGGCCGATCATGCCTCGCCCCGACGTCGCCCCCCGCGGGCGCGGCACCGATGACCGGGTGGACCCGGACCGCTCGCGCGGATCCGGGCGCTGGCAGGCCCGCATGCACCGGACTGATCGCGGCACCGATCGCGGCTATGACGATCCGTCGGTGCCGTGAGTCGCCCCCCGGTGGTCGACTGGTCGGGTGGTCACGAACGCCTGGCGTCGGCCCGCTACGGCGATGATCTGCCGCCGTGGTCTCATCTCGACGACCAGCGCAAGATCGCGCTGAGGGATCAGCTACTGGCGGAGAGGGAGCGGCGCGAGACCCTGTGGCGCTGCGACCGGGTCTACTGCGACGGCGAACCACACGGCCCGGTGCAGCCGGACGACCCGGACTACCCGGTGCGGCACGCCCGGTGGAACCAGCTACCCCCGCCGGATTCGGCCCGGTGGGTCAGTGATCGGCTCGGCCGCCGGGTGCAGGTGTCGCAACCCTGGTTCGAGTGGATGATCATGGCGGGCCGCGGGTGGGGCAAGACGCGCACCGGCGCCGAGTTCGTCAAGTGGCGCAACGAACACATCGGGGCCGGGCACCGCGCCGCGCTGATCGGGCGCACCGCCAAGGACGTCCGCGACACCATGATCGAGGGTGAGTCCGGGCTGATGCGCTGCTACCGGCGCAGTGAACGCCCCAACTACCTGCCGTCCAAGGCGCGCGTCGAGTTCGACAACGGCGGCGTGGCGTTCTGCTATTCGTCCGAGGAACCCGACTCGTTACGTGGCCCGCAGCACCACACCGGGTGGGTGGATGAGTTGGCCACGTTCTACGCGCTCGGCGAGGTGATCAGTAACTATCGGTTGGGCATGCGGCTGGGCAACCACCCCCGGTGCGTGATCACCACCACCCCGCAACCACACCCGGAACTGCGCAAGATCCTGACCGACCCCAAGACGGTGGTGACCACCGGATCCACCTACGACAACCTCGCCAACCTGGCCCCGGTGTTCCTGGACAACGTGCTGCGCAAGTACGAAGGCACCGCGCTGGCCGATCAGGAACTGTTGGGCCGCTACCTGGACGAGGCCGAGGGCGCGCTGTGGTCGCGCAAGCTCATCGAGCGCCAGCGCGCGGACCCGGTGCTGGTCGGCCCGTACGTGGCCGAGATGGAGATCGCGGTAGCCATCGACCCGGCCGGGCGGGACAAGCCGGAAGCGTCCGAGACCGGGATCGTGGTGGCCGGGCGCCTGGACGATGAGGGGTTCGTCCTGGATGACCTGTCCGGCCATCACACCCCGGCGGCGTGGGCGCGCATCGCCATCGGCGCGGCCCTGAAGTGGAACGCCGGGTACATCGTGGCCGAGCAAAACAACGGCTGGGACATGGTCAAAAACACCCTCGATATGGTGCTGGCGGACATGCGCCGCAACGGGGAACCGGTGCCGCGCGGCCTGCGGATCCGGCCGGTGACCGCGTCCAAGGGCAAGCGCACCCGAGCCGAGCCCATCGCCACGCTGAGCGAGCGCGGCCTGTGGTGGCTGGCCGGGATGTTCGTCGAACTGGAGGACCAACTGGCCACCTGGGACCCCTCTAAGCCGTCCCCGGACCGGCTGGACGCCATGGTGTGGGTGGCCGCCCACCTGTTCCTGCGCCGCAGGGGAAGGGCCGACGTGGCGTGAGAGATCGGGCCCTCACGGTCTGATCCGGACCGTCCGGCCTATCGCCGCGTGTAAACGCCGGGGTAGAGTCTCGCCCCGTGGCGGCTACGTGGCGTGCCTGGCTAGGTGGCCTCGTTTCCGACCTCGCCGACACCGCGCTCAACACCCTGGCCGGAACCCGCGCGCTCCCCTCCGGTGACGGGTTCGCGGTCGGGGTCCCCTCCCACGTCGGGCCCGACGGGCTGCACGTCACCATGGGACTCGACGGGCTGTATCAGTGGTATGGCCAATATGGGGTGGGCTGGCGCAACTCGGCGGTCGCCTACCGGTGCATCGTGGCCATCGCCACCAACGCCGCGACCTGCCCGTTGCACGTGCTCGACCAGGAATCGGGCGAGGATATCCCGGATCGCGTCGCCGACCTGTGGAACCACGCCCCCAACGATTACATGTCCGCGCGCATGCTGCGCGAGATCACCTGGCTGCGGCTGGAAACCCAGGGCCAGGCGTACGTCCTGATGGACCGTGGCGCCACCGGACAGGGCGAGGTGGCCGGGCTGCATGTGCTCGACTCGTCCTGGGGAGTACAGCCCATCGTCGACAACACCCGCGAAGACGGGCTGTCGGTGCTGATCGGGTTCCGGGTCAACTCGGTCAACGGCCGGTCCGGGGTGGCGCTCCCGGAAGAGATGCTGTGGCTGCGCTACCCGGACCCCGATGACATCTGGTCGTGCCTGTCGCCGCTGGACGCGGCCCGCTATGCCCTGGAGTTGGACGACTACGCGCGCCGCTACCAGACGTCCAGCCTGGCCCGCGGCGGCGCCCCCGGCGGCGTGGTCTACCTGGGCGACGTGGACGAGGACACGCACCGCAAGATCAAACACGACTTGCAGGCCCGGCACGAGCGACCCGAGGACGCCGGGCGGCATCTGGTGCTGTCCGGGCCGAACGCGGCCAAGTACGAACGGATCACCCTGACCGCCGAAGAGGTGGCCTACCTCGATACTCGGGTGAAGTCGGCCGAAGAGGTGATGTTGGCCTACGGGGTGCCGCGCGACTACCTGATGGGTGGCACCACCTACGAGAACCGGGACGCCGCGCGCACCACCCTGTGGTCCGACACCATCGTGCCGAAGCTCCAGATCGTGGCGTCCGAAGTGGATCTGTCCACCCAGCCGGATCCGCGGTTCATGGCCGAGTTCGACGTCTCCGAGGTGGAGGCGTTGCAGGAGTCCAACGATGCGCAGGTGGCCCGGCTGGTCGACCTGGTGGATCACGACCTGATGACGGTGGACGAGGCGCGCGAAGAGATCGGGCAGGAACCGCTGCCGGACGGCATCGGCACCGTGACGCTGACCGTGTACCGGGCGCGCGCGACGTCGATCGGTAGCCATCAGCTCCCCGACATCCACGGCGACAACCCGTTCGGCGGCAACCCGGACGGTCCCCCGGATAACCCGTTCCAACCCACCGACGACCCGGCCCCGGACTCGCCGGATGACACCCCGCCCGCCGACGACCCGGCGGCCCGTGCAAACGGTCACCGGCTGGCCCTGCCCGTAGGGAGAGGATCATGAACGAGGACCCGCGTCTGGTGCACCGGCGCCAACTGCTGCACACCGCGGTGGGCAACGTCCCGGCCCCACCCGACGGCGCCATCGACGGGGTGGCGATCAAGCTCCGCGGCGGGCCCTGCGACGGGCGCACCGGCGAGTTCGTCGGCGCCTACCCGCAAAAGCTGGAGATCAACCTGGGCACGTTCGGGATCTGGACCTACCTCAAGACGGCCGAATTCCTGGACGTCGAGGACTTCCGGCCCGGCACCCTGGAGAAGCGGGTTCGCTCCGGTCGGGTCTACGCATGGAACGAGAGGGACCCCGATGGCCACCCGATCTGAGCGCCCGGACCTCACCCCGCAGGCCACCACGCACCGCACGGTCCACCTGGCTGATCTGGATCTTCGCGATGATGTGCCGGACAACGAACCGCACTTCCGCGGGTGGGCGTGCCGTACCGAGGTGCGCGACGCCTACGGGACCACGTTCGCCGCGGGTGCGTGGGCCGCGGGCGGGCTCGACTCCCAGCCGTACGCGCTGTGCTGGATGCACGACCCGTGGGTGCCCGTGGGTGCGTTCACCGCGGCCGACCGGTCCGACGGCCTGTGGATCGAGGGGCGCTGGGACCAGACCCGCGACGGCCGCGACGCCCGGACCAAGGCGCGCACGTCGGCCCCCGGGCTGTCCGTCGGGTTCCGGTCGGTGATCTTCGACGAGGAGGACCCGGAACGGATCATCGCCGCGCAGTTGGTCGAGGTCTCCCAGATCACCGCGCGGATGGCCGCCGTGCCCGGCTCCGAGTTCCAAGATGCGCGCAGCAACAGTCGAGAGGATCAACTGAGCCCCGGCGGGCTCCCTGTCGCTCGCCGGTCCCTACTGGTGGCCCGCGCACGCCTGCGCACCACACAGTTGATCACATGAGGAAGGGAAGGATCATGCTCCCCGACACCGGGTTCACTCCCGAGCAGATCGCGCAGGCGCGGGCCCGTGCGTTCGGCGCGCAGCACACCCGTGATCGCACCGGCGCCCCGGAAGCGGTCGACTACACCCAGTTCACCGACGCCGAACTGCGCGCGGCCCGCGACGAGGCGCTGAGCGCGCTCGACACCGACGACGCCGGGGAGGACCAGGCCCGCGCGGCCGACGAGATCGCGGCCGAGATCGAGCGCCGCAACGCCATCACCACCGCCACCAACGAACGGCGCCGACGCCTGGCCGGGGTCGAGGTCACCGAACGGTGGCGCCCCGAGGGCGGCGACGGCAACCGGCGCCCGGACACCGGACCCCGGGAACGCGGTCAACGCGGCCCCGGTGACGATGGGCCGCCCCGTGGCGGCGACGGTGCCAGCCTCGTCCCCGACAACTGGCGGACGCTGGCCGCCGAGGGCGGGGCGGCCTACATGGAACGCGGGGCGCACGGCACCGCGGAAATCCTGAGCCTGCCCCGGGCCACCGACCTGCGCACGCTGGTCACCACGGCCACGTTCCCGTCCCAGGCCCAGCGGGTCCCCGGGATCCTGTACCCGCCCCCGCCGCAACTGCGCGTCGCCGATCTCCTGGATCAACAGACCGCGACGTCGAGCGTGATCGAATGGGTGATCGAGACCGCTAGCCCGGTCTCGGCCAACACCGCGGTGGAAGTGGCCGAGGGTCTGGCCAAGCCGGAAGGCGCGTTCACGTTCACCGTGGCGTCCAAGGCCCTGGCCACCATCGCCGTGTGGGTGCCCATCACCCGCCAGGCCGCCGAGGACGAGTCCCAGCTCACCGGCTACATCCAAGGTCGACTGAGCTACGCGTGCGAGAAGCGCCTAGACGCTCAGCTCCTCAACGGTGACGGGGTCGCCCCCAACATCCGCGGCATCCTGAACACCACCGGGGTGCAGACCCAGTCGATCGCCACGGACGGCATGTTGGTGGCCATCCGCAAGATGATCACCAAGGTGCAGATCGCCGGTTACGACGCATCCGGCTGCGTGCTCAACCCGGTGGACTGGGAAGGCGTCGAACTGGCCAAGGACAGCACCGGAAACTGGATCTTCACCAACGACCCGACCAGCCTCATGGGCCCGCGGGTGTGGGGTCTGCCGGTGGTGCCGACGGTGGCCATCGCAGCCGGGACGGCGCTGGTCGGCGCGTTCCGCGAGGCGGCCACCCTGTGGCGCAAGGCCGGAGTCCGGATCCTCATGTCCGACTCGCACGTGGACAACTTCACCAAGAACATCTTGGTGATCCTGGCCGAGATGCGGGCACAGCTCGCGGTGTACGCACCGCCCGCGTTCGTCAAGTCGGTCCCGTAACCCGTGCCCCGCAGCACCACGTATCGGCGGGGTGGGCGCAGCTCCCATCGGAGGATCCCCATGGACAGGCCGGGCGAGTTCTGCTCCTGCTGTCTGGCTCCGATCCCACCCCGCCGCTACGCCGGGCCAGAGGATGTGCAACCCAGGCCGGACCGTGTAAACAGTCCCCAAGCCGTGGAGGGAGGCGACGATGACGACGCCCGACCCGGACACCCCGATCGGCTACGCCACCATCACCCAGGCGCGCGCTGCTGGTGCTCAGGGCACCGACACGGAGATAGCGGCGGCGCTGGACAGCGCTCGGGTGACCGTTGACCGCTACTGTCGTGATCATTTCAAGCCGGACCCGCTCGGGTTCGTGGTGCCGGTGGACGAGTGGGGTCAGGGCTGGCTCCCCGTCATCGCCTACAGCGTGGACACCGGGGACCTCGCCCCGGACGGCCGGACCTGGATCGCCGACGGGTGGCCGCCATTCCCGGCCGGTATCGATTTCTACGTCAGCGGCGACTACGGCTGGCGCACGACTCCCGCCCCCGTGGTCGACGCGGCGGCCCGACTGGCCGCGCTCTACTCCCCCGGCGTTTACACGGCGCAGGCCGATGCCGAGGGCAACCCCACCGGCATACCACCTGCTCCCACCGCACAAGATCAGTCCGACCCGGGTCCACCCCAGCAACGCCAGGGCTCCCCGGCCGATCAGCGCACGACCGGGGATCCGGTGGTGGATGCCTGGCTAGAGCCGTACAAGTCCAACCGTGTGTTGATCTAGGAGAGTCATGGCCACCAGTAAGAGCACGAGCGAGTCCAGCACGAGCACCCCCGCGAGCACGAGTGAGAGCAGTTCGGAGAGCAAGACCGAAGCCAAGTCGACGGCGATCACCGCGGACATGGATACCGACGCGGTACTCGACGCCACCCACGCCCGCACGGTCAACATCAACCGGGACGTCGATGTGGACTGGAATCTGTGGACGGCAAGGATGCCCACCTGATGGCCGTCGTCGACAACGGGCACAACACCAACACCCAGGACCCCGGGCTGAACGACGAACCGTTGCCCGACTGGGATTTCTGGACCGTCCACTTTCCGTGGGACCCCACCGAATCCGACGGCGGCTGGGCACCGGATCCGGTCGTCCCGTAGAGGAGTAGATCATGGTTTGCGTCAAGTGCTACATGGAGTCATCCGGCGGCGAGATGGCCGAAGCGATGGCCGTCGCCGGGGGCGAGTCGCTGTGCTCGCGGCACCTGCAAGAGCGGGCCCAGGGCGCGGAAGCGGTCGGCGAAGCCTCGCCGGACGTCACGCCCCACTAGGACCAGATCATGCCCGCGCACGTGACCTGGGAGAACGAGCGCCAGTGGCGGGACGCCATCGTGCGCGTCCTGGACGACTGGGATTCCGGGCTGCGGGCCAACGTCGGAGACCTGCTCGACATGGCCGCCGACGAGGCCCGCAAGCGGTGCCCGGTCGACACCGGGCGGTTGCGGCGCGGGATCGACACCGACGTCGACACCGGTGGAGCACATTCGGATGTCATCGGCGTGCTCTACGACGACGTGGACTACGCCCCGTTCGTCGAGTTCGGCACCCGGCACATGCGCGCACAGCCGTTCCTGCGGCCGGGCATGGCCATGGCCCAGGCCCGCTACGAACGAGAAATGATCAAGGGTCTGCGATGAGCGCGAGCACCGGCACGGTCAGCAACGCGACCGTTTCCGGCGCGCTCAAGTACGTGATCGAGTCGGCCGGGCTCGGCGTGACCGTGTTCCGCGATCTGGCCCCGCCGAAGGCCCCGCTCCCGCTGGTCGTGATCACCGAAGGGGTGGCGTGGAACGTGGTTCCCTCCGGCGACACCGACGTCGAGGGTGAGCTACGGATCCGCGAACAGGTCCAGGTCGACATCTACCAGGGACTGCGCAAACCGGACGGCACCCGGGCCGAGGTGATCGGGCTGGAAGATCACATCTGCTGGCTGATGCACCGCACCAAACTGCCCTCATGGTTGATCACCTGCTACGGGGTGCAGATCCTGACCCGCTCGGCCCAGGCCAGCGGCAACATCCGCCGCACCATCGTGACGGTGCAGATCGATCGACTGCTGGTAGCCCCAGCGGCCTGAGGAGGAGATCATGACGACGACCGAGGCACCGGAGCAACTGGTGGCCACCCCGATCGCCCAACAGGGCATCACCAAGGTGTACGCCGTGCAGCACTGCCAGATCGCCACGGTGCTCACCGATGCGGTCGGTGCGGCCATCACCTACGGGGAGTGGTTCGACGTCCCGGGGATCAAGTCGCTGGCCATCTCCGGGGACATGGACACCAAGCAACTACGCGGTGACAACCGGCTCATCGACCAACAGTCGATCATCACCGGGCTGACCGCGGCCATCGAGAACGCCAAACTGAGCCTCCAGAATCTGGCGGTGATGCTCGGCGGCACGGTGGGCACCCGGACCGCGGGCGCCACCTCGGCCTACGCCGGTACCGGGTGGTCGCTGCTCTCGTCTGCGTTCCCGCTCGCGTTCGGCATGCGGGCGGTCTCCGCGGCGGCCGACGCACCCGGCGGGGCGGTCGCGTTCGTGATGAGCAAGTGCTCACTGTCCTCGTTCCCGGAGATCGGCGCGGCCGAAGAGGACTACCAGACGGTGTCCGCGGAGATGAACGTCAACCCGCCCACCGGGACCTCCCCGTGGCTGGACGTGATCATCATGGACACCTACGCGCCCCCGGCCCCGTGGGCCCCGGACGCCTCCACCTGATCCATTCCCGATGGCACCCCGAAGGCGTGGACACCCGTGGCGTCCGCTCCCTTCACCGTGTAAACGGCCGCCGCATCCCGACGCGCCGAGTGCACTGATCTTGCGAGGATGTGCCGCATGCCCGTCACCGGAAACGGATCCGGCCAATGGATCTCCATAGGTGACGGCAAGCTCGAACTGATCTACTCGATGCTCAGTCTGGAGAAGATCGAAACCCAGTTCGGCTCTGTGGCCGAGATGCAAAACATGATCACCGACGACCACGGCCAAGTGGTGCTCGATCGCCCGGTGGTCAAGCTCCTGATCGACATCATCCACGCCGGACTGCTGCACGAGTTCGACGACACCCCCGACGCGCGCAAGGTGATCGCCACCGGGATCCGGCCCGCCGACCTGGACACCATCGTGACCGCGTTCACCGTGGCGTTCACCGACGCGTTCGGCGAGCTGGGGGAACGCGCCCTGGCGGGGGAAATGGGGGGGCCGACGAACCGGGCGACACGCCGGTCCGGATCCCGTTCGCCCGCTGGTACTACATCGCCACCGTCACTCTCGGCCGCTCGCAAAAAGAGTGGGAAGAGATGACCCCGCGGCAACTGCGCACCCTCGCCGAGTTGCACCGCGAGCGGGCCGATGCTGGTTCGACGCCGCAGGCGGCCCCCCGGCGGGCGGCGTCTGCACAGGGCGGGGCGGGCTGGCTGATGGCGGTGTCCAACTCTCTGGAGCGCAACCGACCGGTCGGGCGTGTAAACGCCCCGGGTGGGGGGTGACCGATGGCGCTGCTGCCTGACCTGGTCGGCCGCATCCGGCTGGACATGTCCGAGTTGGACCGGGCCCGCGGTGAGGCCACCTCGCGCGGCGCGGCCATCGGCTCGGCCCTGGGCACCGCGGTGGGCTCGATGGCCGGGGGACTGCTGGCAGCGGCAGGCGAAAAAGTCCTGACGTTCGTGTCCGGGTCGGTGGACGCGTTCGCGCAGTTGCAGGACGCCACCAGCGTCACGGAAGTCAAGTTCGGCGAGGCGGCCGGGTCCGTGCAGCGGTTCGCCGAGACCGCCGATACCTCGTTCGGGCTGAGCAAGCGGGCGGCCCTGGAGGCCACCAACACGTTCGGCACGTTCGGCAAGGCGGTGGGGCTGACCGGACAGCCGCTGGCCGATTTCTCCACCCAGATGACCGGGCTCGCCGGGGACATGGCCTCGTTTGCCGGGACCACCCCGGATGAGGCGGTCACCGCGCTGGGGGCCGCGTTCCGCGGGGAGTACGACCCCATCGAGCGGTTCGGTGTGTTGATCAATAAAGAGATGGTCAACCAGAAAGCTCTCCAGATGGGCTTGGCGGCCACGTCGAGCGAGATCACCAAGGGCGACGAGATCATCGCCACCCGGGCGTTGATCATGGAGCAGACCGGGCAGGCACAAGGCGACTTCGCGCGCACCGGCGACAGCGTGGCCAACTCCCAGAAACGGATCGCGGCCGAGACCGAGAACGCGCAAGCCGCGCTGGGGGAGAAGCTCGCCCCGGCGTACCTGGTGGTGCTGAACGCGCTCAACAGATCGGAAGAGCACACGTCTGAACTCCAGTCACCTTGTAATCTCGTATGCCGTCTTC